CTTGGTCTGAGAAACCGATAGACTTCGCATAGGCTTTAATCTCTTTGCGGGCTAAATCTGCTTTTACCTCATCCCTAAACTCAGGAATCCACTCCCTAAGTTTTTGCGCTTCTTGTGCCAAATGACCTTTAAGCTGTTCTTGCTGTTCTGCCTGTTGCTGTTGTGCAATACGCTGTTTCTCAGCTTGAACCGCTTGCAGTTGCTTATCTCTTTCTGCCCTCTCAGCGACCTTAATAGCATAACCAATAGGGTCTGATTCTCGTAACTCGGCTAGATTTTCATTGTCAGCAGGCTGATTGAGCATCTGTTCGATTACTTGTAATCTTTGGGCGTAAGTGTCACGCAACTGTTTAGCTTCTTCGATTCTCGTTCTCTCTGCTTCCACAGCCTTACGAGTTTCAGCCAAAGCCTGAGTTTTCTTTGTGTAATCTTTTGTGCGACTGTAACCTTGTTGAAGTTCCTCTAAGGTGACCTCAACTTCTTCATTGTCTACTTTGACTTTGAATCGTTGTGGTTCTTTGGTTTCTTCTTCTTGGTATTCAGTTTCTTCTGCATTTTCATCTGTGTAGTCCTCTGAACCATCGTCTGAATCGGCTGAATACTCAACTTCTTCAGATTCCTGTTCTTGTTGGTCTACCTCTGGTTGAGCATTAGCTTCCTCAGTAGGTGAGTCCATCAAAGACAAAAATGCACTAGCTGCTTCGTTTACACTAACACTTCCATTAGGATTGGTGTTTTCACTCATTGTTTTACCTTTTACGGTTGTTAAAGAATCTTCCATTTCTTAGTTTGTATCTGCTTATCATCAGCGATAGCTTGGATACTTGCCAAGAGTTCTTCAATAGCCCTGTATTTGATTAAAGACTTCTCTCGAAAGTCAAAATCATTTTCCTCACTATTGAATATGTTGTTTTTATACAACAGTTTTTGATTTTCCACAAGTTCCATAAGAAACTCGTCACTTAGTAATACTCTTGCCCGTTCAGCTTTGTTCATAGATTAGGAATATTAGGTGTGTTAGAAATACCTGCGCCAATAGTCATAGCCTTTAACTGGGCTTCTGCTTGGAACTCTGCTGTCTTTAATTCTAAGTCTGCCTGTGCCTTCTCACGCTTTAACTGAATCTCAGCCTGTGCTTTAGCTTGTTGCAACTGCATATCAGCTTGCGCCTTCTGTTGGTCTAGTTGCATCTGTTGCTGTGCCTTGGCTTGGTCAATCTGCATCTGTGCCTGTGCTTGCGCCATGTAAGCCTGAACTGCTGGGTCTACAGGTGGTTGCTGAGGTTGTGGGTTAGCAATCTGTTGTTCTAACTCAGGTGGAATCTCTTTGAAGAACTCACTACTGTCTTTATATCCAGCAGCTTCAATGAATCGACCTAGAGTTTCACGATACTGAGTCAATGTAACCAATGGGTTATTAAAGCCTTGAGTACCTAGAATCTGCTCTTGCTTCTGTAACACCATTGCTACCATTGCCATTTGCTCTTGCTTGTTGCCTGTGCCTAGACCGACATTGATAGATAGGTCAAAACCGTTTACCCATTCTCTAGGGTCAATAGTGATGTACTTACCTCTCAAACGAATGATGCGTTCTTTGTCCTGATACTTGCATACCAAGTGAAGAATCTTCTCAAACAAGTCTTTTACGCCTGTTTCAGCAAAGATACGGGCAATCATCTCTACTTTACCTGCTGCTGCTGACTGCATTGCTGCAACTGCTGTAGCTGTAGTGTTCTGTAGGATGTTAGGGTCTAAACCTTGTTGTGCATCATTTACACCTGTACGCTTAGACTGTACTTGGTCGAGATACTGCAACATTGGGAAAGACTGGCTTGCTGTCGGTGGTACTGACAATGGCACGATTGCGTTAGGATTCTTAATACGCACGATACCACCAGCAGTAACGGTTAACATATCGTCTAGGTTGACTTGACCTTCAACAACACCCATACGAGAGTTATTTGTAAGGTATAAGTTATCTAGAATCTGACGAGTTACTGTTGACTTGATTAGCTGTAGGTCTAATGTTCTGTCTGCCAAGCTATGACCAAAGAACTTGTGTGGCATAGGAATAGGGCAAATTGAACAGAATGGTACAAAGTCCACTTCTTCGTTATCTAGAATCTCTGAACCAGCATAAGTTACCTTACGGAGTTCAGCGATACCATCTTCGTCATAATCTGTCTTAATGTAGCACTCGTACACTTCTACATCTTGCATAGAGAAGTCTAGGCTTGCCTGTTCATCAGGCATCTCACCTCGGTCATATCTAGCAATTCTTTCCTCAGAATAGGTTAAGTCTGAGTAGCTAGGCAATGTATCAATAATCTTCTTTTTGAAACCCATAGCTACTAATTCGCTACGAGTTACTAGCTTTCTGTGGGCTACGAAAGGTGCATCAGCAATCGTTCTAGCCTTCTTAGAGATTAAGAACTCCTCTGGTGGGACATTCTCAACAATAGCCTTACCGTTCTTCTTAGTGCGCTTTAATGTAACGCTGTATGAAAACACAGGTGGCAATGGCATACCAGTCATAGGGTCAACATTCATTCCCTCTGGCATCTCTACTTCATCCATCTCCTGACTTACGACTTCGACCTCTGGGTCAGCCATAAGCATGGTCAATTCTTCTTCGTTGAGGTTCTGATACTTCTCTTTTGTTACATCAGTCTGTTCATCCCAATAGACCTTAACGATACCGTTCTTCTGTAACAAAGCATCCTTAAACCAGTTATGGAATAGGATTACGCCTGAGTTGTCATGGTTTAGCACCCAGTTAACATACTCAGTAGCTTGTTTAGCCTTTTCCTCGTCACCAGCAGACTTAGGTTCAAAGCGTACCATCTCATCAGACTGTGTGAATACTCGAATAAGTTGTGGCAATGCACCATCAACTACTTCAGCTACTTCACCAGTAACAATAGAAGAACGACCTTCGACCTCATTGCCATAGGCTTCTCTGTTGTAATACTGCAACGCTTTTCTGCGTTCATCAGTAGTTTCTGTTTCGATAAAGCCAAGACTGTTATCAATCTCTGACTCTAATATGCCTTTTAGTTTTCCGTCATCCATCAGACTATCCATTTCGTGTTAATTTTGAGAGATTTACTCCAGTCGTTTGGTCTTTCATCAAGACCGACTGCAACATATCGCCAAGCATCCGCAGCATGAGAATGTTGGTCATGCAACGGTTTATCGCTAAACATCTTTGTATCAGGGTCTACAGCGTATCTATAGTGCCTTAAAGCCTGTAATCCCTCTGCACATCTGTTCTGGTCAAAGTAACACCTGTTCATTAGCATCCTAGCAGCGTTAATGCCATCTGCAATAGATAGTTTAGGAGTTATTCTAACTGGCAAATTCATGCCTTCTATTATCTCTTTTGTGCTACGACCTGTCATGTTTTTATGTTCTGCATCATGCGGTAACCAATGGTCACGATAGGTATAGCCCTTATTCTGAAGCACTTGCACATAATGGTCAATCGGCTTTTGGCAGTTCTGGTAGAAGTCTATTACTCTTACTTCGCCACCAGATAATGTCTGCACAAACCAAATAGATGTCATATCAGCCCATCCTAAGTCCCAGAAGGTACTTACAGGAATAGCTGTATCCACCATTATGTCTTTAATTCTTGTTTCTTCCTGTGCCTTACGCAACTCATTAGCGTATACCGCACCGTCTAGAACCTGTCTTGTATTACCTTCCCATACATTAAGGTAAGCATCCACATCCCTAGCCTTCAAGTCCTCCATCTCATCTCTTAGGACTGATGGAAACCAAGGATTATCAGAATAGTTTACTTTTACGACCTTAGCGTTGCTTGGGGGTAATACTACAAATCTCTTATATGTTTCGTCTGTATCTAACTCAGGATTGAATGTAATCCATATCTCAGAGTTTTCTTTACGAATAGTCGGAATCAATACATCCCATGAACTTTTAGATGTAGTCTGGGCTTCTTCTACCCAACAGATGTCTACACCCTCAAACGACTTAATCTTTGTAACATTGTGCTTTAAACCAGCAAATAGGAACTCTGTCCCGTTCTTACCGTATATAGCAGTATTCTGTACCTCGTAGAAACTCTCTAGGTTTAGCTTTCTTATCTGGTCTGCTAGTAGTGCATGAACAGAATCGCTAATAGAGTTTTGAAACTCTCGGGCGCATAGTATTCTCAATGGCTTCTGTGCGCCTAAAGCTAACAAAGCTATAGCAGCACTCCATGACTTACTAGACCCACGACCACCGTAAGCCACCTTATATCTGTGAGGTTCAAACAAGAAACTCATCTTGTCCGATAACTCTAGATTGAGTTCACTCATTCAGGCTTCTTAAGATTAATATTGATTGAAGTCACAGTTTCTATAGCACCACCATCCAAGCCAGACATCTCTGTAACTTGAATAGCCTTACCGTCTACTCTGTCCATGATTTCTTTAACAGCCCAAGGTTCTCCATCCTGTGCAGCTTCTACAAGTTTCCTAGCAATCATTCTTAGTTTGATTGCATCTTCTTGTACTAACTCTTTCCTTAATTGGTCAAAGAATAGTCTGCCCTTCTTGGCGTTTTGATTATTAGGTTGTCCACCTCTCGAATTATTCGATTCAGATGTCAAGTTGTTGTTTTCGCTACTGTTTTCCATGTCCATTCCGATTGGTTGATGGCTTAATGTTTTAAGTTGTTGTATTTATACCACAGTTTAATGCAATATTTTATGTGTAATGAATTCTATTTGATTAACCTGTAATTCTATGGCTAAGTCTAGCAAGTCTGCATATAGACCTAGTAAGAAATCTTCTTTTTCTAAGATTGATGGGAATACTGTTGGTACTCCCTTAATCTCTACGGTTACCATTATTTCTTATACTTAGCTGTTTTAGCTGCTTCAGAAATAGCGATAGCAATAGCCTGTTTAGGATTTTTAACAACTTTGCCACCTTTACCAGAGTGCAATGTGCCTTCTTTGTATTCGCCCATTACTTTACCGATTTTCTTCTGTGTCTTAGTCATCTTCATATTCTTTTTCTTCCCATTGGTCGCAAGTTCTTAGGTCATGACAGATAAAGGTATATTTATGACAATAACCTCTTTCGCCACCTGTTTTGTCAAATTCTGACATTGGCACTACTTCCATAGCTTTCTTAGCTTCTAAAGTATTGTCAAAGTATTCGCAGTTACCGCATCTACGCATTTTTGCTTCTTCTTCTGGCATATCCCAGAACTCAGCAATCTTTATCCAGAAGTCTTTCGGATTCTTAGGGTCTTCTGCGCCAAGATGACGATTTTCCATCAATGCCTTTGTTATAGCATCATTAGATTTTTTATCTATTGGATACTTATTCTCATCAGCCATCATTTCCTCTAGCAAACCCATGCCTTCAGGCATATCTTTTTCCATGCCTTCTTCTTTTGGCGCTAGTAATCCGACTGTTATCTTCATAGAAATCCTAAAAAAAATCCCCAATCAAGGGGATAAATCACTTCTCACTATTAATGCAAAAGTGTAGAAAACACTTCTCCAAGGACAATCTTACTACATTTTCAGAAAAGCTACAATATTTTTTTGGTGCTTCTAGACAGAATCGAACTGCCAATGCATGATTACAAATCACGAGTTATACCATTTAACTATAGAAGCCTACTCTATCTTTTGCTTACAATCTCTACATATCCATCTTTGATTAAGACCATCGTTGAACACTTGCAAGTATCCAGTATGTCGTGGCTTGTGTGTCCTACAGTTATCACAAAGCCTTTTTTCCTGATAGTTTCCGATTGATTTCTTTGCTAATTCTGCTTCTGGCTTCTTGTATGTCATTCTCAAACTTCTTTACTGTTGTTCTAAGGTAATTAGCGATTGCATGGTTACTCTGGTATGGGTGACTGATATAAAAAGCCTTTAAAGCCCTTCTATGGTGTTCTGGTAGGTCTTTCATGCAAGATTCGACTACTTCCCCATCTTTCCAATCAATACTAGGCATATTTGGATAATCTTCCTCCATGACATTACCTAGCTCTGGGTTATAGTTTTTCTCAAAAGAGCGACAGGTCGATGGTTGTTTAGGAGATGGGTCATCTAGCCACAGGGTGACATAATATGACCAATTTAGAAGTCTCTCATGGATATTCATAATAGTTCCAAAGTATATGCCAACAAATCTTCTTCGGTCAAACCATATTTTTTTTCAAAAGCCTTCCTGCCAAGTCCATGAATTCCTGCATCTCCAGTATGGTGGCTTGGGCAGAGTGGGACGACTGGTGCATTATCTCTTTTCCCTGCTCGTCTAATATGATGCAGATGGGGTGGGGTTTCTCCAAGTTCGAGATGTCGACATAATATGCACCCAAGTCTCGCAACTTTGTCATAGTGTTCCTTTTGCGCTTTAGTCAAGGTTCAAAGTCCTGTATTTAGTTCCATCTTTCCATTGCTTGTCTGTCGCTTGTTGGTACAATTCAATCACTTGGTCAGGGGTTCTGAAGGTAGGAGTATTTTGTCCAGAAAAACAGAAAGCATACCAAAGAGGACAATCCTTGCTGTGATACCACTCGATAAATTGAGGAATCATGGCTACTTCAGACTCTTTGATATTTGCAGTACCTTTGACACTAACCAATTTTGTACCATTGTTACTAGATACGAAATAGTCAGGAATATTCCTAATAAGAGGACTAATGGTATAAAAATTAGGTAAAGGGTCATTCTTTTCATCAAATCCAATCCTTCTAAAAAATACTTCTTTGGTTTTACAGTATTGCTCAAATAACTTCTCGCCAATATTTGTACCAGAGTTCCTTTCAGCATAAGAGTTATTACCGTTCATCTTGCTGACCTATCTAAAGCCCTGTTAGAACTCTCTAAAGACCTCCAGACCTCGACTTTAACCTCTGCACCTATCATGAGCCATCTAATATGCTCAAACTCAACTATGGCTTGTTTAAGCTGTTCTAGGTGATCTTTATACCTTTGACTAGCATAAGCCTCTGATTCCTTGGCAGCCTCTGTCTTAGCCATCGACTGATTCATAATTTCAGATTTGATAGTTTTCCTGTATTCAGATAAATATGTGACATTAGCTTTGGCTATTGCAAATTTCTCAGCATTATCTCTAAGAAAATCTAAGCATTTAAAAATATTTATCTGTTCTTCCATATTGCTATTAAACCTTTCTCTAATCTATCTCTAGCCTGTTTATTTCTTTTTTGCTCAACTAAAACTAAATATTCTCGCCTGATCTGCAAAGGTAGTTTTTCTAACCACCTTAACTCGCAGTCATGCCGATATTCCTCGCTATAAGTATCGTTTAACTGGTTCATAAGCAATCTCTGTATATTGCTGACTATGCTTCTCAAAGAACAATGGGATGATGCCTTCCCAATCTCCATTCCTAACCTTAGATACAACTACTACAGCATCAGGGACAGAGTTATCAGCCATTCCATGATTGTTATAGGTCTCTCGCTCCTTCTTCCTGTTTCTATTGATAATCAGGACATTATCAGCAAGATCAGATATTGAGCCAGAACCCTTTAGGTCAAACTTACCAGCTTCATGATTCTCATCGTTACTTTTCCTGACATGGTGGACAAGCATAATATGAATATCAACTTCTTTAGCTACTTCGCAAAGTGAGTTCATAAAGTCTTTCTGTCCGTCATAATCCGTCTCTCCCCGAGTGCATTTCATTAGGGAATCAATCACAATATGACTGCATCCTAGCTCTAAGGCTGAATAGCGACAAAGGGCTATTACTTGCCATTGATCTAGATTTCCGACATGGTTATATAGGTAGAAGTTATCTAGCTTCCATTGCATAAACTGGTCAATCTGTGCTTCGCTTGGGAAGTTCTGACCTATAGCCTGTCTAGTCATCCTAGCTAAAGTAGTTACTGGTGGCATCTCTAAAGAAGCTACTAGAACCTTAGCTCCATTGTCTACAAACTCTAAGGCTATTTGACCTAAGATTAAAGACTTACCAGAGCCATTGCTTCCAGCAAAGACAGTTACTTCCTTCTTCCTAAATGCTAGTTTTTGATGAGTAGACTTCCAAGGTAACTTATCGCCTAGGATGCCATGCTTTCGTTCCTCAAAATATTTAACCAACTCATCCTTAAACTCAGACTTCTCATTGACCTGATTGCGGATAACTGAATATTCTGAATACTCTTGTAAATTTATATTGTTATTATCAATTAGCATATATTTCACCTGTCGAATCTACAGCTACTAAAGATTTAGGCTTGCAATTTATGGACTCTACATACCATTTAGCAAATACCTCATCGCTTGCATCAGTTCCATGCAATAGCTGAAGATTGTTGTTTTTAATAAACCAAAGATCATTTTTCTTAGGTCTGCTCGATTCTGTGTAGATCAAACCTACTTTATCACCATTGCAATCTTTAGGGTTATACCAAGATGGTTTTTTTCCTACAAAAACAATGATGCTTTTAATATTCTGTAGGTTATCTATGACTTCCATATGACCGATCATGGTTGCACCACAGGAGCAAAGATATTGCCAAATCTACTAGAATCATCATTGGATGATGGTGCAGATATCTCATCTTCCCAGCATCTGTTATTTAACCAAGTCTGAGGGTTTTTAATATACCCATCTTTTACCTGTTTTGTTTGCTTGTAAAGATTGATTGATTTAATAATTTTTTGTAATAACTCATCATCAACTTTGATCTTCTTCCAAGAATTGAAAGCTCCACCTTTACCAGACTTATTTGGATACTCACTCCAAAACTTTTCAAAGCTATCTGTGTATATATGGTTCTTGGTTATTGGTTCTTGGTTCTTGGTTGGTTGAACGGTCGTTGAACGCTTGTTTAACCGAGCTTCAGCAGATGCCTTTCCTGCCCTACTTGCTTGGTCTAGCTTGTCATGATACTTAGCAATTTCCTCATCAACTCGCTTGTTATGCCAACATCCATCATCCTCTAAAACAAAGAATTCATTAAGAATGACATCAACAATTTCAACAGAAGTCCTAATTCGTCTAGCTAGTGTTGAACGGTCGTTGAACGGTTGTTCAGACTGATAATAAATATCAATCATTCGCCTGTAGGCTAAATCTTCTTCATTGCTGAGATGGTTTGTGTGGGATAGATAATCTCCAATATGGAACGGATAAAAATTCATATTTTCCCTAGTCAAAGGTAGTCGCATTAAGAAGGTTGGCAGGTGGGCGACAAGACCACTTTTCGGATAAAGTAATGAGCTTTCTCCTAGCCTTCCGAAATAGATTAAAGCATATTTTTTACAAAATCAATAGCTTCTTGAGGATTATTTATCCTTACTACTGGAGAACCCAGCCAAGTCCTTTGAAACTCTAGCTGCGCAGGGGTGAATGATGCCTTCTCGTCTCGCTTGACTTCGATAAGGTAGGTCTGCCCATTTATTCCAGCCAATAAATCAGGGCAGCCTTTGCCGACCTCATGCAGATTAAATACAGACATCCCCATAGCTCTTAGGTGTTCAACTATGGCTTTTTGATTTATGTCCACTCGCTTTGCTCTCATATATTCCTTGTAAGAAAAATAGGGATACCCCTACTTGTTTAAAATCAATGACTTAGCAATATTAGGGTTTTCCTTACTAATTATTTTGCATTGTAAGCAATTCTGTAAGCTGGCAGTAAGCTAACTAGTTCATTATCTCTATTACTGAAGTTTAATTGTTTAAGGAGTTTATATGAAAGTTACTAAGTTAGATATTTTTGGTGCAGCGATTATCGGTGCAATTATTGGTTCAATGTTTGCTTTGTTTATTTAAGGAGATAGTCATGGAAAATAGAATCGTTGATTTACTAAATACTGAAGAATATAACCCATACAACTTGTTTAACTTTGGCGAAGCTATCATTGATGGCACGACTAAAGAACAAGAAGCACGAATCAAAGAGTTGCTAGAAAACAGAGATTTTGAAGCACTTGGTCGTATGTTGTGGAATCAGACCACAGAATACTGGGAAAGAATTGCTACTGATTTAGCTTGTGACCAGTTAGCTAAGTGCAGTTTTCCTTATGAGGAGAGATGATGATTAATAAATATCGTAGGCTACGGTATTCAGGTTGCAGTAAGTCTTTGGCTTTATATTTTGTTTGGCGCAGTTTTTTAATTAAGTTTTTTAGGAGAATCAAATGAGTAAATATGCAGAATTAAGAAAGATTGATGTATCTAGCAAGATTGAGAAAAAGAACGGTCTTAGCTACTTATCATGGGCTTGGGCTGTAGATACATTGTTACAACACGACCCAATGGCTACTTGGTCTTATGGTCAGCCAGTATTGTTTGGTGAAACTGCAATGGTGTTCTGCACAGTTAATGCTTTTGGTAAGTCTATGACTGCACAGCTACCTGTTATGGACTACCGCAACAAAGCCATTCCTAACCCTGATGCTTTTGCTGTAAATACTGCTATGCAACGCTGTTTAGCTAAAGCCATTGCTTTACATGGATTAGGTCTAAGTTTGTATGCTGGTGAAGACTTATGGGAAGCTGAAGCAGAACCTGTAGATGTAACTGCATTAGTTGAAGATATTGCTAAGTGTACTGACATGGAACAATTAAAAACTGCCTTTGCAAAAGGTTACAAAGTAGCAAGCAAAGACAAAGAAGCACTAAAGCTAATCAATGATGCAAAAGAGTTGAAGAAGAAGGAATTAGCATGACATCCAACGAAATCAGCTTAATTAAACAGATGATGCAGTCTGGTAAATATAGTGCTGTACTAGACTTTATGCCTGAATATAACTTGCAGAAGTCTAAAGAGATTATTGAAAGCATGGGGTCTAAGTGGTGTTGTCACCCAGATAACTATGTAAAACGATTAGAAGTACCCATTGAAATATTGCAGCAAAACAAAACTAAAGTATTGAAAGGTAAAAAATGAGAGTAGATGACAAGCAAGACTATAGCGATTTATGGATTAACTTACAGGTAGAAGTACGCCTAATGCACAGTTTCTTCCTACAAGGTCGTTGGTCTGATGCAGGTAGCTGCGCTAAGAAGTGTGAGGAGATTAGCGGTAATTTAGCTAAACTTTGTATCGAAATGGATAATGTGGAATAATGATTGTCCTATTTGTACTTTTATTAGGTTTATTAGCTGGGTTAGGGTTTGTAGCCCTAATCCTTTGGTTAGGAGATAGAAATGGAACAAAGAACTGAAGAATGGTTTAAAGCCAGATTAGGCAAAGTAACTGCTAGTAAGGTTGCTGATGTCATGGCTAAGACCAAAACAGGCGTTAGCGCATCTCGTGCTAATTACCTTACAGAATTAGTAGTTGAAAGACTTACTAATCAAAAAGCAGAATCTTTTACCAACGAGTATATGCAATGGGGAACTGATACAGAACCTCAAGCAAGAATGGCATACGAAGCGTTTAAAAGCGTTCTAGTTGATGAAGTAGGCTTTATTGACCATCCTAGTATTGATAATTTTGGTTGTTCTCCTGACGGGCTTGTAGGAGATGACGGGCTTATCGAAATAAAGTGTATGTCAAGTAAAAATGCAGTAGAAACACTTATTGCAGGCAAAGCACCTAGTAAATATATTCCTCAAATGCAAACACAGATGGCAGTAACTGGTAGACAGTATTGCGACTTTGTTAGCTTTGACCCAAGACTTCCAGAGGATTTGCAGTTGTTCATTGTTCGTGTTGAACGAGATGATGAATACATTGCAAAACTCGAAGAAGAAGTATCTGCTTTCTTGAAGGAAGTAGACGAAACAGTAACTAAACTTAAAGGTTTAAAGGAGAAGTAACATGGCTGTTAAAAAACAACTCAAAGCTAAAGCTGGCACATACACAAACAAACAGGGCGAAGAAAAAACTCGCTATGTCAATGTAGGTGTATTACTAGAAACTGGCAAAGGTGAAATGCTAAAGATTGAATCTCTACCAGTAAATTGGGATGGTTGGATTTATTTTGCAGACTTAGAAAAAAGGCAAATTGGTGATAACCCTACAAAGTCACAAACACCAGATTTAGATAGTCAAGATGTTCCTTTTTAACTAAATAATGACCGAAAGCGGATGCTATTGGATACTACTCAGCTTGTGCGAGATATTGCACATTCCCAATAGATGCAGCGAGTAGGTCACCTTAAATATGTATAGAGATAAAATTTACAAGTGCAATAGCGATAAGTTTAGAAGGACTAGCCACGAGATACTAACCTTCTTATCTGGTAAAGCTATGTCAAAGCACGAATTAGCCATAGTGATGGATTTAAGCCTGTCTAGCATTAGTAACTATATGCACTTCTTAAAGAAACAAGGCTTGGTCTATATTGCTGAATGGATAAGTAACTATAAGAGTAAACCTACAGCTAAGTACCGATTTGGGACTAACCCAGATGTCGAGTATGTGTTTAAAAGGAAGTATAGGTATAAGCGTAAAAATAAGCCTATTTCTAATGCTACCAATAGATGCGATATAGCTGCTTCATGGATAAGGGGATAAATATGTCATGTAATAACGATTGCAATCAAGGAAGGTCATGCAAATGTTCAAACAAGCAATGTCAAGAATCAGACAATCTATCGTTTCTATTATTGTTATTTTTATACTTGGCAATACCGTTGGGACTGGTAGTGCTTATCTTACGATTAGCAAAGACTGTCGGATTTTAGGAATGTTTAGAATAGGAGATGTGGCATTTGCTTGCCATGTACATACAAAATGAGATACCCAGAAGTACCACAAGAAATAGCAGATGCACTAGCAGAACTGCTAAAAGCTAAGATGCCTAATGGCAGTTATGTTATTAAGAAAGACCACAGGATTACAGTATTAAAGGCTGAGATTCTGTTAAGGAGAATGAAGTGAAAGAAGAAGCATTAAAGTTGGCTAATGACTTAGAAGAACTGCATGAGCAAGATTTAATTGATGGTGTTGCTCATCTATCTATGCCACAAGCATCTGCCATGATTCGCAGACTTGTAGAAAAATTGGATAAGCTAAATGGTTGCTTGATTGCAGAACAAGAACACAATGAAATGCTACAAACAAAGCCATTAAGTGATGAGGAAATAACACAAGTATTTGATAAGTGTTATCCAAATAACGGTGATGGAGATGTAGTTACCTTAGTTGACTTTGCTAGGGCAATAGAAGAAAGGCATGGAATTAAATGAACATCTTAGACGAAGCAAAAGAAATTATTTATGGCGATAGGGAAAAGACCTATGGACACCCATCTGTAAACCTAGACAATATAGCTAAGTTTTGGAGTGTTTATCTAAAAAAAGATGTCAATGCACAAGATGTCGCTACAATGATGGTCTTGTTAAAATTAGCAAGAATGATGAACCAGCCTGACCACAGAGATTCTTTAGTAGATTCAGTAGGTTACTTAGCACTAATTGAAAGGATTAAAGAATGAATGAGGTACAAAAATCTCAATTCTGGGAACAAGTTAATAATTTAGAACATCTAGCTTCTACTTTAAATAATTGTCAGTCTATAATTTCAATTTGTGCAGAAAGACAATGTGATGCAGAAAGTGGCGCATTATGGCTTGTTGCAGATGTATTGTCAGAAAAAGAAAATAAGCTAGACCAAATCATACAAAATCTCTTAGCCATATCTAGAGAATTAAACAAACCAATTAAGAAAGCAAAAAAATGAATTTGAACGCAGACTTTACTTTGTCAGAAGATGAACTAGAAGTAATCAGAGAAGCTATTAGACAGACAATGGCTGAGTATCTGGAGAATCAAAAATGATGAAATGGCTAGGGACTTATCTATGTTTAATAGGTATAGCCCTGACTAGCTTCAATGTATACCCCTTAAACCTTTCATTTGGGCTTATAGGAAGTTTTATTTGGATGGCTGAGGGGTACATAGCCAAAGATGGCGCACTCTTTACTGTAGAAGCCGCAGCTGTTGCTATTTATCTTGCTGGAATCTATAAGGTTGTATTTTAATTACACCCAATTACACCCAATTATGCAAATCCTCTTTTGAAAAGTGGAATTACACAAACTGTATCTTATAAGTTACATTTCGGTAATATTTGTAAAGTATATGATACAAAATGACTCATAAATAAAGCATTAGGCTAGTTTATGCCTTTTTTATAAACCATACTAAACTCCGTATATTTTCTATACAGTAAATTTATTGCCTTTTTTTAGGTTTTCTTTTGCTGTAATAACTCTTAAATTATCATAAGTATGAAGTCCACATACCAACTTACTATTTAATGGAATTAAATGGTCTACATGATACTTCTCAGTACCGTATTTATTTAACATTGCCGCTACAGAATAAAGGCATAATATTTTTTCTAAATCAGCCCACCTTGGTATAGCATTTAATTTTGAAGTTTTATATTTTACTTTTAATGCATTATATTTTTCTTGTTTTTTTGCTTTTGCAGTTTTAATTGCTTGCTTTGATTTTTCTTTATTTAATTGTCTATATTTAGCAACACTACCTTTAATTTTTTCAGCATTTTTTTCAAAATAAATTTTATCTAACAACTTTTTACAAGTTTTACATTCTGTAGCAAAACCATCTTTTTTACTTTTATTTTTAGTAAAAGCATCTAGTGGTTTTTCTTGTTGGCATCTATAGCAATATTTAATCATACACCCCAGATTTTACCTCTAAATTGAATTTCACCAGCTTTCTCATCCCAAACTTGAACTAACTCAGGCATAAGCATATGACCTCTATCAAAGGTTAGCATGGCAAAGCCAGACCGCCAGTCTTTAGGATTGTCCTCTGTGTAATCTGAAAATTGGTCACCATCAGGATTAGCAAGCATACCTGTTTGAACGCCATAACGAGTACCGTTGTAATCTGTATGTGGCTGAACAGCTAATACATGGGTATGACCAGTAACAAAGTGCTTACCACTATTTAATGCGTTAGCCCTACCAGCACCAAATGAACCCTTCCACTTGTGCTTGATAACTGTTTCGTCATTAATCCAGTAAGACCAACAAGGTTGCCATAGAGGAAAGTGGTCTTTAAGACAGAATCCCTTTACACCTTCAAACTGTGGAGAATGTGCCGCTAGGAATGTTTCAAATCTGGCATCATGGTTACCTAGAGTCCAGATAAGATTAGACTTAAATGTAGAAGCCTTTTCTATCTCGTTCATGTGATAGTCGACTGCTTCTAATTCTTCTTTGACTGATGGCTTAGAATCCCATCCAATACGAGGATGTCGGCTGATAGAAGCACCATCGAAGGCATCGCCATTACATACAATAATCTCAGGCTTGAACTCTTTAATCATTTCGACTAAAGCACGAAAAGCAGTTGTTTCATCATCTGGGTAGAAATGGGCATCGGAGAATACTAGGACTCTGCCTTTCTCCATTGTGATACCTCTGCGGACTGAGTGCCTTGTGGCTTCTAGTCTTTCATCAAGTTTTGCCTTGATTGCAGCCTTATCAAATGCTACGGTATTGCCTTTAACATTTTTTGTTTCTAGTAGGATTCCTCTTTCTGCTAGTTTATCCCTACGCTTATAGACAGTTCTTACATTAATACCAAGCGCATTAGCTACTGCTTGCGGAGATGCTAATTTTTGAAACAATTCAATAAATTGTTCTTCAGTACAAGATGAAGCTGTCATTAGAGTTCCTTGGGGTCGTAACCTAGCTGAGTGGCTACTTTGTGAGATAAGGCATTAAAGACTGAATCGTGTTTATCCCAAGACTTACTACCTTTTAGATACAGTCTCATATGGATAATTTCATGGGCAGTTGTTTTAGTGATATTCTCAAGATGTCCTATTTTTGCAGAAGAAATCCTTATAGTATTTGGTTCTGGTTCATATTCGCCATAACAGGTAGGGTCGTTATTAACCTCAAATACTACATTCTTGGATGGGGGTAGATTCCACCGATTGAAGGGCGGAAGTTGAATCAACATCTCATATACTGCTTGAACAGTTTGTGGAGTGACTAATTTCATACCGCCTAGTATCCTATAGAAATATTACAATATCAAGACTCAAACATCTCTTTCTCATGGGTTCTACGCTTAACTAGACCAGCCAAGACCTTACCGCCAGCCTTAGTCCAGACTAAAAACTGTTCAGCAGCACCTTCATAATCACCCCTATTGACCTTCATTCTAAGGGTAGAATTCTGCAAATTGCCCAATCCTACATTAAATGAGAAGGATACTAAAGCATCAAATTGCCCTTGTGTTAACGGTACTTTGACCAATCTAAGGACTCCAGCTTCAAACCTAGCTAAGTCTTTTCTTAGTATCTCATCTATCTCATCGTTGCTTAGAACCCTATCCCAACCTGCAGGTATAGGTAATTGTTTTCTATCAGCCAACTTAACTTTAGCATGGTTAGGGTCGATAACATGACCTACTCCTATAGTCCAAAGCAAGGCAGGGCATTGATAAGGTTTACTTCTAACACCCTCATCTTGCTTAATTTGATTAATACACTTTTGGCTAACTTGCATTTTTAAAGAAGTCCTTAATTGCTTTAATTAGCGAACATTGCTTTTTAGCAGGGATAGTCATATACATAGCAATATATGACTGCTTATTCCGTATGTAGTCTAACCTCTCTGCGCTGGTCATTTTTTGCACTTATCAAAATGATAACGATACATATTCCCACCTCCACCAACTAACCCACAGTTAGGACAAGTTACTAACTTTCTTTTACCTTTACAGGCTTCGCTTAGTTTCTTTGTATAGTCTGGGTTATCAAGTCTTTTTTTAGCACCTTCAACATAAGGTTCTGAATCTCTTTTTGTGCCTTTAGTTTTCCCATACCTAGCTTTTCTTTCCTCTGGCGTAAGTCTTTGCATAACAGACTTCATATGCCAATCATCTCGTTTTGCTGGGCTTAAGTCACCAGAAGCAAATCCTGTAGCTGTAGTTTTTAGGTTATATAACTTATCAATAAAACATTCTAAAAATGCTTCTTCTAATTCTCTTGCTTGTTCTACTGTTGTTGCAGTAGCAATTTGTTTAATTTCAAAGCAATCAGAACCATATTTATTCCAAGCCCTTTGCAGTCTAATAGAATGATGCTTATTTTTATTTAGTTGAGTTTTATGTTCTTTTATTCGTCTTTTAATGTCGTTACTACTACCAACATAAGCCATGTTGTTATTGACATTGACGATAGCATATAACCCAATCATTTTTTATTCCATCCTCTTGAACCGAACCAGTAACCAATACAAGCACCTAACATAGCCATCTCATCAGAACTAAAGATAATATCTGTTGCTTTAATAAGGTCATCAACATTATTAATCAACTCATCGTGCATAAACATATAAGTCATAATGCCAATATTGATTATAAATAGTTCTGCTACAAAAAGGTATGTGATTACAGGTCTAACTGTAGCCACAAAAGTAGAAGCCCAAGGAGAAGCCTTTTCAAGAACTTTAGCATCATGGGCATAGGCAGCTTTAGTCATATCTGCTTCAGTCTGCATTTCAATCTGGTCAGTCCTGATTTCCTCAATTTTAGCTTGGGCTAAAAAACCCCTTTCCATCATCTGCAATTCTCTTTCGGTTTGCATCTTAGCCAATTCTAGTTCATGGGATTTATCAGCTTTATCTTGAAAGAAATCCAATAATCTAGGCAAACCAGAAACTAAAATACCGCCTAATGTTGAAATCAATGAAAACATACTTACTCCTTATTAGCCAATGGATTATCTAAAGCCCTACGAATCTTGTTGTCGGTTTCCTTACGCATCTCTCGTAAGTCTTTATCGACTTCTCTAGAGAATTGCTTGTTATCTCTTTCTACCTGTTCAACAATCTTTTCAAGTCTACGAACATCGTTTTTAATGTCGTTCTTAATATCTCTGGTGTAGTCATTAATCTTGGCTGTGTTTTCTTCTACAACAGATACCCTCTTGTCGTATTCCGACATATCAGGAATAGACTCCACTTTTGACCATGCTTCAAAAGCTACCCATAAGACACCCACAAGCGTAGATAAGACAGTTGCGCCAATACCAATAGCACCTATTGTCATCTTCTTACCAAGTATCTCTACTTCTTTATCTTCCATATTGTCCATCTACCATTTCCTCATGCAGTTTGTGTGTGCCTACCATCATTAAATAAAAATCTCTGTCACTTCGTTTAATCGGCTTGCTTATCATCTTCTTGCTTAATAAATCCACAATCTGCACTTGTTCAATCTTTACTACTGGAGTTGCGATTGTTGGGACTTCTATATTTGCTACCTTGACCTGTTGCTTTGGTGCTTGCTTTGCATCTGGTTTTGCTTCCTGTTTTGTTTCTGCTTTGACAGCTTCTTTTGGTTTTTCTGTCGGTACAGGCTGTAACTGTTGCGTAGAAACAACACTTATCTGACTAGTTATCTGACTAGGCTTTGTAATTATTTCGTTTACCGTAGCATCTGCAACTATAGGTGTTTCTACTGATATTGCACCCGTAGTTGTTACTTGTAGTGAAGGCACAGGCTTGCTAGGAGTCACAATATTAGCTAAAGAATAGGCTTCAGCATAATTAGGGCATTGTCTATCATATAGTCCATTAAGGGCGCATTGCTGGGCATAATAGGCATCCTGATAGCCACTACATTGATTGCTATATAACTGAGAAATATTGCATTGCTGAGTTAAATAAGCCTGTTCGTATCCTACGCACCTAGAGTTATACAGAGGATTTAAGCTACATTGCTGATTAAAGTAGGCTTGTTCGTATCCTTGACAGGAAGGGCTATACAAAGCGTTTAAGCTACATTGCTGGCTTAGGTATGCCTGTTCATATCCAACGCATTGTGGGCTGTATAGAGGGCTTATAGCGCATTGTTGAGAAGTATAGGCTTCTTGGTATCCAGCACAACTAGGGTCGGATAACGGATTAGATAGGCATAAATTGCCTGTTGAAGCTACGCTATCAATTACTAGTGTATTAGATGAATACCCTGAACCATGATAAAACTGTTCATATTGCCCTACATCTCCAGTTATTCCTCTGGTGACAGTACGCCAAGGACTAATGTTAACCTTCTCGTAGTGCATACCAATATAGCCATCTGGTCTAATTTCTACGCCAAAGGTATTAAGGTTTTGAGGGACTCCATACTCTGAGATGTTTTCCCATGCGTATCTTTGGTACTGAGGAGTGCCTTCAGTTAGGAATCTGCCTTGCCCATAGTTAACTAAGTCAGTTTGTAGAGGAAGAATGGCAAAGCTAAATGGAGTACCGTTATTAGTCCTTAAATCAAATCCCTGACAGCACCAATGATTTTGCGGATTAAGAAACCCAACAACACCATTGCTGAACATATAAGACTCAGTAAATACACGACCATAGAAAGGGAAAGCAAATTGAAGTGGGACTCTAGCGTAGCCATCGTCAGAAATATTGTGTTGTACTACAACTTGTGCTGTCGCTATATTGCACCATAATGCAATAAGAACTAGCCACCTCATTTTATCTTAGGGCGTTTAGGCATTAAATCAGGATTAGCTAACCAGTAGTCTTTAGCCTGAGTATTAGCCATACCGTTAATAGGACAAGGGACTCCACCATCCCACATAGCCCACCAGACTCGTGCATCATAGCAAAGCAATGCTACTGCAGGTGCTTTCATCTGTAATGCAGATAAATCTCTAGATAATAGGACTACTTCACAATTCTCATCTCTTAAAGTCGTGCCTGTAGAGATACCAAAGATTTGGGTTTGTACTGCAGCAGATACACCACTACTACACATAATATTGTTAATAGTAGTGATGTTAGGGCTGATAGCAGAAGCTGGTGGTGACTTAACAATAGTTTCAGACTTACTTGTAGAGTCAGTTACTATAGGTTCAGCATAAGCTACTGTAATAAATACACCTAGAACTAAGCCTAAAATAAAATAAGCGAACTTCATTTGAAATGACCATTACCAGCAAGCCAAGTCAAAAGTGCAAGAATACCAATACCGATAATATAAAATGCCTTCTTTACAACACCTTTGCCGACTGAAATATAGACATTCTGAATAACCCTTTCGGTTACTCTCTCGACTAGATGCTCAATCTGCTCATCAGTTAAAGGTAAATTCTTGCCACTCATTGATTACTCCGCTTTAGGTTCTAGAGAGGCTTTAAGCATATTCATAAAAGCCTGTTTTCCTACTGCTAACTGGTCTAGGTTAAATTGTGATGAGCTAATCTTACGGTCTAAATCAAGAAGATGATTAACCATCATCTGTTGCTCTTGAGTTAAATCTTCATATTGATACTCAACACCATCTATAGTTACTGGGGTCTTTTTATCTTTTCCCATTACTTACTCCTTTAGTTAAAAAATCTTACCAAGGCAATCCGCTTGCGCTCACAGGATTCTTCTGCAATTCAATCTGAGCATCAAGGTTTGCTTCGATAGCTTCTAAGTCTAGTTTATCTGCTACCCAAGCCTTAACTACTTCTTCAGTCAATGAAGCAAAAGGGATTACTGTATCGCCTTGTGCTACACCGACTGTGCTATATACAGATGCCATATACTCACCATCTTGTTTAACAGCCGAATAGTGAACAGTAGTTACGATGTCACCGTTTGTGTTGCGGTCTAGTTGATTAATAATTAAGTTCATTTGTTCTCCAATGCTGTTATTCGCTCTGCTTGTGCATCAATAATAGCTTTCATCTCTTGGATAGCGGCAGTTAAAGTAGCTACTAAAAATGAAGTATCAATGCCTTGGTATTTAGGTCTAGTTTGTTCTACACCGTCTTCATCGGTATAAGTTTCTACAGCATCTTTTTCACCTGTTACACAATCAGGAACAACTGCTTGTAATTCATGAGCAATAAAGCCTTGACCGTTAGAACCATCAGCTTTCCATGTATATGTGCATGGTTTTAATTGACCAACAACTGCCAAAGCATCGGTCATTGGTGCAATGTTTTCTTTTAAGCGATAGTCTGAGGATGTGTTGTAGGAAGTTGAAGAAGCCCCTGCATTGACTGAGCCAACAGCCGAACCACCGCCAGAAGGACTATAAAATTGAAGTGCTGGTTGGGTATCTGTGGCAACACGAATTTTAATATCACCTACAGGAAGAACTGCAATCCCAGTAGCATTAGGTCTATCACCATCAAACCCAGTAGCATTGACAAACAAGTTACCGCTAGAGTCTATTCTCATGCGTTGTGTCCAGCCTGTCCCTCGAACAAATCCTTCGAAACGCAAACTTTGCCCGTTTGCATCTCCTGCAACTTTTTGCCTCCAAGATGATGTAGCACCATTATTTACAAAACCGTTATCTGTTCCACCAATTTCAACAGTTGCATCAGAAGAAGAACCGTAGCCTGCTGCCTGAATAAACCTGCCAGAGCCACTAATATCAAGCCTAACGCTTGGACTACTTGTACCAATACCCACATTACCAGAGGAGTCGATACGCATACGCTCTGTTGGTGAATCAGCAGCCATATTTGCATTTGTATAAAACAATAATCCACCGCTTAAGGCAGTATCTGATGATTGGTCATAGGATTGAATGACCGCAGTTCTATTGCTTAAATAACCTCTAAATTCAAGGCTAGTAAATGCTGGTGATGCAGTTGTTCCAGTTCCACCATTAATATTAATATAAGCATTACCAGATGTATTAGAAACAGTAAATTGTCTAGCAGAAACAGGATTATTAGTACCAACACTAACTCTATTATTAGTAGCATCAATAACTAAAGTATTGCTATCAAAGTTCAATCCATTAGGAATAGATACTGCACTAGAGTTAATAGTTAAAGCATCTCCGCTACCATCTCCTAGTGTTGCTCCACCGTTAGCAGCAAAAGCTCCAGAAACTGTTAAAGCATTGATAGTAGTTGTTGTACCATCAAACTGCATATTGTCGCTAGTAGCAACAACTTTGCTTCCGTTGGTATACAAAACTCTATTAGCTGTAAGGCTAGATAAAGTTAATGAAGATGAAGATACTGGTCCTAGAAAAGCATCGCCTTTAGTACCTTGTTGAAAGTCTTTTAAGTCTGCCATTACTTGACGAATAGCATTGTTGATGCCTGATGGGGCGCAACCTTCAGCAATGTTAATACTGTTTACATCGGTATTATTTGCTGCTATTGCATCATATTCACTAATTTTGGTTTTTGCCATGATTTCTTCCTTTGTTAATTATTCTGCGCCTTCGTCTAAAGCATCAATTAATCTCTGCAATTCTACAGCACCTGTAGCTAATTGTTTTTGATTTTTGCTTGCCTTAGCCATGTTTTCTAAGATTCTTACACCATCAGGGCTAGTGATAGCTTTTGCAACATTCTCATAGTCTTTTCTGTAGAAAATAGTCTGATAAACATTACCTAACGCTTCTAATGGATTCTTTGTTGCTTTTGCTACAGTTGAAACAGATTCTGCTTGAATCAAACCTTTTTCCATAGTAGGAGAACCAGCAGGCAGTCTACGACCTTGGGCTTCTAGAATGTCAATAAGGTTATTTAACCCTTGTGCAGCTTTAGCACCAGATTCGCCATAAACCTCTTTAAACGCAGCTTTAAGGTTTTCTCTCTGAGTAGTGTTCTTAACGATAGTATTTGCAAACTTAGCACCTGTAGTTCCAGTAGCACGAGATGTTTGGCTTTCTACTTGTTCTAGAGATGAACGCATATACTGAGTTAAAAAGTCTTTAGGCAAAGCAGCATCAGCTTGCGCTAACGATTGCATTGTCATAGTTACTTTTTTAGGCGTTAAATTGACTGCTGCAGGGTTTTTAGCAAATACCTCTGCAAACTGTGAAGAAACCTCATTATCTCTTGCAATCTTAGCAATAGGGCTTTCTTGAACAGGTGCAACAATTTTTTCTTTAGCTTGGAAATAGCTTTCTCTAGCTTCTTTGTAGTCAGGAATCTGGCTATCTGCTTTAGCTAATAAATTCTTTCTAGCTTGGTCATACGCCCTCATTTCACCAGTAACTTTACCTTCTGCTAATTTTGCTAAATTATCATACTTATCTTGTAAGTATTGGCGCATGGCTTCTACTTTAGCAATAGAGTTACCTTTATAACCCTTTAACATATCTTGGTAAGCAGCCACATTTTCTGTAGCCTTAGATGCTTCAGAAATAACAGCACTTTCATTTTCTAAATTCTTCATCCAAGAAGGTGGAATTGATTTAGATTTAACTGCTTCAAAAGACTGACCAGCAGGAGATGTGCTTAACTCTGTCTGAGTTTTAGCCATTGTTTTTTCTGCAGCCCTTTGTGCTTCTGTACCAAGTCTTTCTCTACCTGTCTGTGGGAACATTCTTTGTAGTGTAGATAATGTTTCTTCTCCACGACTTCCCATAAATTCAGCCATTAAAGGTGCTGAAGCAGGATTACCCTCTAATTGTCTTTGTAGTGCTGGTAGATTAGTTCTGCCACCAGTAACTTGCTGAATAGCTTCTACAGATGTAATAGGCATTTGTTGTTTAGATGCCATTTGCTGTAGTCTTTCAGCAGATGATAAATCTTGTGGCGTTACTCGCTTAGTAGACTCTGCATACATTCTCTCTAATGGAGATTTAAACATTGTTGGCGCAGGTATTAAAGGGGTAAACATAGCACCAGCAGTTCTAGCATACGGTTCTAAAGGCGTACCTTGGAATGGGTAAGCTACAGCTTCTTCACCAACAGCAGATAATAACGAAGGCACAGCAGCACCACGAACAGGCGCAGAAACAATGTTTCTAACCACATTCTGTGCAGTTCTTCCACCAATAGTTTCAGCCCTTTGCATTGGTACGCCAGATTCACCAGCAATCTTAGTCATTTCTGAAGGAGAATAACCTCTTTCAATTTGGGCTAATGGTGCGCCAGTAAGCATATTAGTCAATGCTTGCATATTTGACATTACACGACCTGCGTAAGTGTCTTTTTTCATTTCCTCTGGTAATGCGCCTTCAATCTTTCTTTCTACAGCAGCCCTACCTGATTCTATAGCTTTTGGTAAACCTAATACGCCAGCAAGACCTTGAACAATAGGATAGTTTGTTTTTGCCAATACCTCATCAACAACACCAGCAGCACCTTCTTTTTCAATAAAAGGGTCTATTTTTTTATTTCTTTCCAAACCATCTTTAGCTAAAAGTTCGTCAACTTTAGATATTGGTGTTTTGGAGTCAAAGTCTGCTTCTGTTCCATCTGTCAGTTTAAATACTATTCTTGACATATATACCTTTAATAACTTTTACGAGTTGTATTGCCTGATGGCTTTGATTTTACCAAGTTATTTAATTCATTTATATCTAAAACTGAACCTAAAGATTTGTCATAAGCAGCAATAGCTTCTTCAGAATACTTACCTTCTCTACTTAGTTTCATTGCGTAATCAGACAATTTTGCGTTTCGAGTAGCAAATTTTTCAGCAGCATTAGCCATAAATTCACGACCAGCTTCACTGTTTGATAATGATGGGAAGGCTGCGCTATATGCTTTAAATTCAATGTCTGATGTTGAACCTGAACCAGCAGGTCGCATTGTCGTAGCACCACGAATAGCTATTGAATTAGCTAAATCTTGCGCTGTAACAGATTCGTTTGAAAGTCCTAAGTCTTTAGCTAACGATGTTCCAACTTTAACAATTTCACCGCCACCCTTACCTTTTAGCAAATCATTAATTGTTCTTGCATCTTGTGCAAATCTTCTTGCAGAACCTGCTGAACTTGAAAACTCGCCAATTCTCTCGCCAACTACTTTATCAGCAATCTTTTCGCCTAAAGTAACATTTTGCTGAGGTTGTCCTGATGCCCTAAATGATAAAAATTGCTTTTGTTGGTCAGGATTCATTTTTGCAAATGCTTCAAAAGTCTTAACAGCATCTGGCTTATCTTCACCCTTGTAAACCATTTTTGCATACTCTAGTGGTGCATATTCAGATAATGCAGCCATAAACTTGTTTTGGTCTAAAACTTTAGATTGTGGCAAATTAACATTTGATTGCAATGCACCAACTGTTGACTGTGCGCCTTCTTGACCAAAATCTTGAATCTGGTCTAAAAGCATTTGCTGCTGAGAACCAGCACCAGACATAGTTAAACCTGTGCCAACTGGTTTAGTTGTGTATGCACCTTCTAAGTTAGTCCTAAACGCTTTCTCTCGTTTCTGCTTTTCCACCATGTCTTGAATCTGCATAGACTTAGCCATATCACTAAGAGTCTTATCCATAGCACCTTGGTAGCCTTGGTAGCCACCCAATAAAGCCTGACCAATAGCCTGTCCTGTGCCTACAGGTCTAGCTTGTGGTCCTGACATAGATAATAGCTGTGCAATAGCGTTTAAAGCACCCATATTAAGTGCTTCATTCTTTGCTTGACCGTATTGTTCTTGCCCTAGCAAAGCTGCTAATGGATTTGTGTCTAATAGTGCCATATTCTTATCCTAGTAATGAATATACATTTGGGGTTAATACTCTTGGTGACTGTAGCAAATTAAGAGTTGGAGAATAATCTACTCCACCTGTAGGTCTAACCTGTTTTTGTTGCTGTGGTTGTCCTGCTACCTGTGGTTGACCGCCTAATAATGATTGACCTAATTTTAAAGCCCTTTGCACATCATTTAGACTTAAAGTTGTAGGTGCAGTAACTCCTGTAATACCTGCAGTTCCAGCTGGCAATGATTCAGCACCACCAAGATAACCTAAACCACTAGAAGCATTAGACCCTATTTGCCCAGATAATTGTGCTTGTGCAATTTGTTCAGCAGTTAATCCAGCAGTACCTTCAGCCAATGTGCCAGCACCGCCTAACCATTCCATGCCACCTAAAGCACTTGTGCTAAGACCTGTTCCAGCAGCAGCACCACCTGATGCAGTACCCGCACTTAATCCAAATCCTGTAGTTCCTGACCCTACTGCACCTGTTGATGCACCACCCAATGCTTGTGAACCTAAATAATCAGTTCCAGCAGAAGCAGCTTCGGCAGCAGAAAAGCCAGCTTGGGCAGCTTCAGCAGCAGTTGCGCCTTCAGCCAAAGCAGCAGTTTCGGCAGAGTTTCCAATAGCAGCAATCTCAGGGGCAAAGTAAGCACCTGTAGCCGCAGCTATTGTGTACCACCCTCCAGGAATTTGTTCATTTACAAAATCATCTAAGCTACTACCAAACTCTTTAGTAGGTTCAATAATTTCATCTTCAATTTTGTTAGGGATGTCCTGCGTAACAAAATCTACTGCATCACTAACTTGTTTGTCTACCCATCCCATATAAATCCACCTTTAATAGATAACCATCTTCTGTTTTTTCTACTGACTCCCAAGACTCCATCTTGCCATCGGGCCACTTTAATAATTCATCAATAACTTTTTTGTTTTTAAACTCAGTTTGAACTAAGTTAAAACCTTGTTTTTTCATGTGCCAATAAAACATAAAACAAGCAATTAAAAAGAATCTTTTTGTGTCACCAGACAATGTGTGAAAAGTAACAACTCCATCAGTAACATCTTCTATAACAAATAATGTGTTTAAAAATCTAACTACTGGATAACCAGCTTTTTGCAAGTTATACAACTGTCGCATACCTTGTTCAACAGGCATACCTTTGTAATTAACTCTTAAATCTCGTTCAACAATTTTACTTACAGGTATTTGCTTGTGGCTTTTTATTAACTGAATTACTTTTTCATTTTCTAATGGATTAGTTACTTTTTTCATGCAAAAGCCTGTATATATTTTTTATCATCAACATTGTCAGGATGAAACTTTGCTGAGTAAATCTTAACCATTGGGAATAATACTTTCTTTGTAACAAAAAACATCCAATGAATTAAGTCTTTAATTACTAAAGGGTTTTTTAATTGCCCATCTTTGTATGTATGCTTAATTGTATAACCAATCAAGAACTTCATTACATATAATTGGTTTACTTTTGCAATTTTATTTAATTCTTGTTTTGAGTAACCTAAATAATTCCATAGGTCTATAGCTAAACTTTTATGACCTAATTCTTCTTTAGCGTGCCAGCAAAATAACTTGTAATCTCTACCACTTCTATTACCCCATCTTGTCAATACAGACCTAGACATACAGGCAGCTAGATGTTCAATGGAAACCATTGTTCCTAACCAAAACTTAATCTGAGGTTTTCTCATTACTATCTTAGTTTTTTGAAACTCAGCTTCTTCCATATCTTTAAGGTTATGCCTGTCATTAAATGACTCATGTGCGTTGGCATGGGCTAATTCTTCTTTGATAAACTCTAACATTCTTTGTTTTAGGTTCTCATCTTGAACTTTAGGTAAATAACTTTTAACTATTTCAGCAAAAGCCCTTTCCCATGCAGGAAATAAAATACTTGAAGCGTTACCATAATGACTCCATACAGGAGAGTTATCGCACCAATATTTTTTTTCCATAGTATTTAGAATAATAAACCACCTAATGCAGCACCTAAACCGCCACCAGCTACACCATAACCACTAGGAGAAGTTAAGCTAAATGGAGTGTTATTAATAAACGACCCTAATGCTTGACCACCTAAGTAGCCTAAACCAGCACCAGCAGCAGTATTAATAATAGGGTTGCTAGGCATAGATGTTTGTTGTGATTGGCTACCAAAGTTACCCATAGGGCTACCATAAACAGACGATAAGTAACCAGATAATTGCTGGTACGGTAACTGTTGTTGGAATTGGAATCTCTGCATTTGTTCTTGTAAAGGTTGTGCAGCGATAGCTTCTCTTGCAGCACCAACTTGGGCTAACTGTTGAGATGGGATATATTGTTGTGCATACATACTAGGTGCGGCAGCAGCTAAACTTGCTTGACCTAATTGTGCCTGTTGTTGCAATCCTCTTTCAGCCATATATTGCTGATTAGCCATAGTGCCAGTAATGTCACCTAAAGCACGACCATAACCCTCTGTAGCCTGTCCTAATGCGTTTTGCATAGCACCAGAACCATAGCGACCAGACTTAGAGTAAAGACTAGCAATCTGTGGCAATACTTGATTAGAAAACTGTTGTTCTAATGGTCGAGTTGCAGCCTGCATAGCCTGTTGTTGGTATGGACTACCTTGTAGGAAGCCACCTTGTGCAGTTTGACCAATGCCACTTAAAGACTGTTGGTAAGCGTTTTGGGCTTGTTGCAATACAGGGCTTGACTGTCTAGCCAATGCTTCCTGTTGTGACAAGGCTTCTTGCGTTTGTGTAGACGGGCTAACATAAGTCTGTCCTTGGAAAAACTGAGGTTGTTCACCTGTCAAGAATAGACTTTGCGCCCTCTCTAAGCCTGTCTGTAAATAAGGCAATAAAGCTGGGTCAATGCTTGATGTTGATGTAGTTGATTGAACTGCCATGATTTTTCCTTTATCCGACTACTATGTATTTGTAAGTTTTGTTTGCTGTGTCATTAGCAAAATGACTAACGACTGCGCTACCGTTTGTTTGTGAACTAATGTATACACTACCTGATGACAATGGTGCTATATGCTGAACCGTTACAATCGCTGCTGGAATAGCAGGTCTTGGGATACCAGTATCTGCTGCATAATGCTCTAGTGCTACATCTGTGCTACTGGTTGTTCCTGCAATCTGGACATAATCTCCTGCTTGCATCTCAATAAAGGTATTAACTGTGCCAATGACATGGCTAGGATTATCTATATTTTTTCGAGCAGGAATATCAAACCTACTAGCAGACCTCGGGACATCTGTGCCATTCAATCTAAACCAGACATCTGCATATTGTGGATCATTAGCATTATTAACTAACTGTATTGAGAATTGGACATTGTAGATGCCATAGTTCCTGACATACAGTCTAGAGTCAAGCGAAAGATAAACACCGCTTGCTTCTTCTGTGTTGTCATACACCACTACCGCAGTAGAGCCTACACTCGGAGCAGTCTGATCTGAATTGTTTGTAAAGCATCCATAAGGAGCTGCATCATTTTCAGCAGAGTCAGACGATGGTACGACAATGATTACTGAATCTATACCGATGCGAGCATCTGTGATTGTTGTAGTTGTTGCCCACCCTGTATTAAGAGTAACAAGACCAGTATTATTAGTCTTGCCATTCATAATGCCATTGACTACTTCAGCAACTCCCCGAGGGTCAGCTCCGAATGGTGGTAATTGTCTAAACATTATCTATTCCCTATAGGAACAATCTCAACATCAGCACCGATAATAGAATCCCAATTAAATCCAGTAGGGCTAATTGTTAATCTATGATACTTACCAATACTTCTTAGCGAAACCCTGTTCTCTGCATCGGCAGATATAGGAGTTCCATAAATAACCTGTTCACTTAGCAATCTTCTTGTGGCTATCGAGACATTAGCAGAGCCATTATCAATAATAGGCTTTACTAAGGTTACAGCAGTAGCAAAATTTTCAGCCGACAGCTCTCCTGTCGAAATTGTAGCACTAGAGCTTTCTCCTGTAAATGTAATAATTTTCTTTCCTCTAACTCCAGAAAAGAGCATTTTTCCACCTACCCAAAGCCTAGAATCTAGACTTGTTTGCAAAGCATCAATGCTAGACGAGAAGTTATCCAAGCCCTCTAAGGTAATAGCGGCTGTTGAGCTAGGAGCTACTCGGTTGACATTTGTAGTGCCACTAGACCATTTTTTAGTCTGAAAGTTATAAATAATTAACTTATTGGCAGAGCCACCAGACCATTTATCAGGGTAAGCCCAAACAATGAGCTTTTTGAATGGGTCTACAGCCACAGACATATTGTAAAGGTAGCTCTCGTCTACATCATTGAAAAAGTATCTATCGACCTTTTCTCCACCAATAGAGACGATATTTTGACCATCGCAAGAGTAGAAGCCATCATCAGACAAGAAGAATGATACACCTTGGTACTGAATAATAGAGTTAGCTTCATAACACCCTAGATTCCTAGAGATATTGTCAAACTGGAACACAATAGGGCTACCGACATAACTCATCCTGTGGATAGAGCGATCAAGGAAAACTAAGCCAAATTCGCCACCAGTTACACCTACTACCGAGCCACCGTCAGGAATATCCTGATAATCAGCCTGAGTTGTTGCAGATGGAGTCCAGCTAGTTTCATCATTAAGAGCAGACCATTGAACTCGGTTCTGCTTAATAATGCTGTCATTAATATAGCCAGATACCACAAAGTCTCTAACTACTGTGACATACCTAGCCTTTGGTGCATCAGCAGATAAGTCATTGAAAACAGTAGAAGTTCCCATTAAAAAGCCCTGTAACTTATCATGCCCATTAGCAGCTATTAATTGGTTATTAAACTGGGTAAATCTCCATCTTTGTTCTTCAATATCGTTATATGAAACAGTCGAAACAATGCCAGTATCCGCTACGCTTGTAATATCTGTACCTGTTTTGCTATAGGTAAAGGTAGTAGTTGTAGGGGTTGAAGCAATAGTAAAAGAGCCATTCAAGCCTGTATTGGTGTCTACTAGAACAGTTACAGTATCTCCAGTAGTGTAGCCATGAGCTGCTGAAGTTGTAATAGTTACGACATTCGTAGCCCTAGCAACAGTAGTAACAGTCCTGACATTTTTAGAGACATTATCAAGATTGAAGTTAGTTGTATTTAACTTATATATCTCTTTATTGCCACCAGCAAACATAGCCACAGAACCATCAGATTCTCTAGATGCAACGACATTAGTTAGGTTTTCGTTAGCATCATTACTGTAATTTACAGGACTAGCTATAGAGCCATAGCCAACAGTTTTAGGGTAGACATTCTCAGCTACAGTTAATGCGCCTATTACTGAAGGCTGATCTGGTAGCCATTCGCCAAAAGTTATTCTTTGATTTGCCATATTTACCTTTTAATTCTTCTAACTGGTCTAACTCTAAATCCTAGAGTTCCTGAGCCTGCTGGTGGTGGATTAAATAGAACTCCTCCTGAACCGCTTGTGAAATCATAAGCCCAGACATAGTATATCCACCCTCTTATTGCCATGCTATAGGTTGGCTTATTAGTGCTAGACCAATAACCATTGCCCTTTAGCTTTTGGTCAGTATTCTTAGTAAATGCCTTAGAAGCATTAACCATAGTAGTTAATTCATCTTTAGCAGGGAAATACCAATCCTTATAACCATTAATTGTAAGGGAGCTAATATTCTTAGCAATACCAAACTTATTCTTCTCGATCAATAAGATATTGTTAGATGAGCCATCATAATCACTCAAACCAAAGAAGTTGAATACTTCTTCCCATCTGTTCGCAGCAATCTCATTAGCAATAGGTGACATAACTAAGTCATAGACTCCACCGCTTGCATCTTTAGTAGTGCCGACATAGTAACCACCCTTATACAAATCACCGATAACAGGGTCTGTAATCTCAGGATTCCAATTAGGGTCAGTAGTAGGTACACCAGTCCAATTATCTGTAGGAGTTCCTGTGCCAGTCCAGCTATCAGTAGGAGGAGTAGTACCTTGCCAATCCCCTGTAGGTGGAGCAACTGGAGGAGACCAATTCTCACCAGCTTTAGTACCTTTGCAGATGATATTAACTAAAGAGCTAATAGCCCCTTTGCCATTAAACTCAGCATTAGGGTAAGCACTAACACTAGCAATACCATTAATTGTTCCTGTGCCACCATAAATAACACCACCTAATGATGATACTGAGGCAGTCCCTGTTACTGAGCCTGTAGAAGTTCTATATCTGATACCGCTTGCATCTACTGTTGCAGAAGAACTAATAGCTCCTGCGCCTAATCTATATCTAATACCACTCGCTAAAACGCTTGCAGAGCCATTTATAGCACCAGCACCAGAGTAGGTAGCATAACCAGCAGAAGATACTGTTGCAGAGCAATTAATCGAGCCTGTAGAGAATCTAAATCGAATAGCTGATGCTTCTACTGTAGCCTGAGCTGTAATTGAGCCTGAGCCTGTAAATATGACGATAGCACTAGCTGAAGCAGTAGCAGTAGCATCAATAGCCCCTGTAGAAGTTCTGTATCGAACTCCAGAGCCAATTACTTCAGCAGAGCCTGTAATATCAGCATTACCGCTTAAAAGAGAGTTAGCAGATGCTTGTACCGATGCAGTAGCATCAATAGTTTGCAATGGGGCATATATTACACAGACATCTTCTCTAGTCCAAATCTCATCATCTAAAGAGTATTGGAGACTATCTATAGTGCCAAAATAGTTTAAATCTTCTAGAGTAAATGCACCGCATTTTTGACCTTGAGCAACAAAGCCACCATCATCAACAAAAAAGCAGAAGTCAGACTCCCAGATAGGGTCATCTAATGAAAACCCTAACTTATCTAGAGTTGCTACCGCATCAAGGGATTCTAGTGTAGTAAATGAACCGCATACTACTGGCATGATTCATTAAGCCAAAGTAACGGATAAATTACCAGAAGAAATCTTGAAAATATCGCCAGTTTGAATAGTCTTAGAGCTATCCAATGGAGTATGGTACAAAAGATTACCAGAGGTAGCAGAATCCCAGATACCGATATGAGTAACTGTTCCCCAGTCACCAGTAGCTTGAGCAAACTCTACAGCAGCAGAGGTTACAGATGCACCATTGCTAGGTGCGGCAAAAGTTGCCTCCTCTCGAGCATACGAGCCACCAGATACTTCTGCACCAGTACCAGCATCAGTAGGGTCAGCAGTATGCAATGAGACATATACAGCAGATGGGCTTGTATAACTGGTATTTCTTAGAGTTGCATTAATAAGTGCATTTTCTAAAAAGTTTGACATTTCAGCCATGATATTTCCTTATCTTGAAGTTACTTTCATTTGTAATGGGACACCGCTATATTCTGAACCTTCATCTGAGGTAGAGATAGAGTTAATCGCTCTATCATAAAGACTAACCCATAACTGAATCCTTGCATCATTAATGAGATAAGGTTCTGCTTCTAGTAATGCACCATATAACAGGGCATCAGGGTAATTAGCTAAGAATATATTGTTTGCATTGCTATCTGATAAAACAGGAGGCTTTGCATAGTAAAGAATCTCTAGTGTTCGGCTTCCATCAGGAATTGGAGCAAATACAAGCTCTGCTGCAAATACTGTGTAGTAAACAGGTAAGCCAGACTCATCTGCCCTAGCATCTCTTGTGAAGGCACTAGGAGCAAGATAAGTAACAGGCATCCTTGGGTTGCCTTGGATATATAAATCTCTAACTTGGAGAAAATCTGATGGTAATGCTACCTTGGCTTCTCCGCTTGTCATTGCTGAAGCAGCCGACTTAAGCATCTGTCTTGTTCGCAACTCTCTAGCAAGACGAGTTTCAGCTAAAGTAATAAAGTCAGGAATCTGAGTAGTTAAATCTGTCCGACCTAAGTAATTAGCTACTGTAGTCTTTAGTGCCGAGTAGTTTGTGAAAGCCATAGTTAATCCATTTCGATGTTATGCCAGCCATATTGATATGAGCCAATATGCTTAATTTCTAGTGATAAATCATGGTCTACATAAGTCTTAAAGCCAATATCAGCAGCCTTAATACAGAAGTAGATGTCCTCACCTAAAATCTTACCTTGAGGTAATTGCTCAAAGTAGAACCAAGGCTTCTCTAAATCTTTAAATACACAAGCATCAATCAGCATGACTCCACAGCCTATGCCATCAACAATCTCAATGCCTGTCTTGCCTTTAGAGAATACTGGATGCCATACAACATGGCTATCGAATACCTCTAGTGTCTTAGCTGTAGGCTTGACTGGTTCACTTCGAGTTGTAGCGTTTACACCTACAATCGCCTTATTATGATTTAACAGCTTAAGCAAGCTATCTTTAGGAAACCTCATGTCTGCATCAATAAACAAGACATGGGTGCATCCATCATCTAAAGCGGACTGAACCATATTGTTTCTTTGGTCAAATATCAATGTACCCATAGAAGTGTAGAGATTAATCTGCACCTTAGAGTTCTTATTTGTATAGTTCACCAAAGCAGCCAAATCAAAGGCTGTTCCTACTTCCATTGTTCCCCTTGCAGGGATACATATTCCAACTTTACTCATACAACACCGCCACGAGTTCTAAACACTACATTGTCTGGGTCATTAAGCCAACGCTTAAATGCAGGTGTATCAATTACATGATAACCACGCATAATCCCTTTTTTGTTTAACTCATCCACAATCACAGTAGGAATAGATGCAATCTTGTTCTTAGGGTCGTATAACTCCCCAGACCATCCTGTTCTACCGCTATTTTGATTGTATTGTTGTTTGTTGTGTTCGATAAAGTCTGTCAAATCTACCTTAGATTCAACGATTAAACCGCCATCACCGTCAGATAAAACGGTTCTTACAACTCCATTGCTTGTTTCGAGATTGCCAAGTTTGGACAATTTCCTCTCCTATAGAAAATGAGGGTGAGTTTCCCCACCCCCAATTCTACACAGTTATTAAGCTGCGTTCAAGTCAAATACACCACCGTGTGCTGCTTCGTTCTTAACTTCAAGAGTCAATTCAGCAAGGATTTGTGTCTTGTCGCTGTCACCAGCCTTAGCCAATTCGATAGTCTGGAATGGGCGTAGGTACGCTAAAGCTGCGTATTCTGGGTCTAACAACAATGCATCACGAGTACGCATGAAACGGTTAGGAACAATGCTGATTTGACCGAAGTCTGACTGATAGATGTCAGCACCAGCCAAAATTGTAGCTTGACCACCGCTTACAGGTGCTTGGTAGCGTTGTGCTGCCAAACCTGTGAAGCCAGATACTGTCTGCTTCAATGCTGGAGATACGAACAATACTGAAGGTGTGCCACCTGATGTGAATACTTCACGAACTACTTCTTTCAACATTGCTTCTGTGAAAGTACGAGTTGTGTCAGCATCTACACGGGCAGATACACCGATAGTTGTAGGGTCAGCACCAGCAGTAGTTGTACCAGCACCAAATGATGTGTTTGTCTTGATGAAAGACAATAGTGAAGACATCTTACGGGCTGTGTTTGTACCGTTACCAGCAACTAATGCTTGGTTAGCTGTAAGGATAGTTTCGATGTCACGCTTGATTTCTGCAGAACCTTTAGCTAATTGATAAGCCTTCTCAGACTTACGACCAGCCTTGTCTACTGACTCCAATGTGCCAGAAACTTGAACAGTCTTACCAACGATTTGTGTTAAGTTGCCATAACGAGTTGTCGGTGACAAAGTTGCAGAAGTTGCATCAGCACCTTCAACTAAAGCGTTAGCTGTAGTAGCTGCAGCCAAGCTGTCAGTCTGCCACTCGTGGTTTACAGCAGTAGCCTTAGTCTTACCAATAGAAGACATAATTGGTGTGTCTGTTGGGCTGATGTTGTAGATTACATCTGATAGGTCTTCACGCTGACCGATTGCATCATATTTTGTGTAAGTTGCCATTTCTCTTTTCCTTTAAATAAATTTTTCAAATAGTTTTGCAGCATCTTGCTTCTTGCCTGTTTGCTTCAGCTTCTGAAACTGCTTTTTCATTGCATCTTGTTCTGATGTCCCTTGTTGCTGGGCTACACCAGATTTGAGAGTCTTGGGTGCTTCATTAACCTTTTTAGTGGCTACTGACTTTCCCTTCATCAACTTCTCGTATTGCATGGCTTTAAATAGCGTTTGAACTGCCCTTGCATCATATACATTGGCTAATTCTTGGTCTGAGAAACCGATAGACTTCGCATAGGCTTTAATCTCTTTGCGGGCTAA